CGCTGCATGGTGACGGTCATGTAGTTGCCTGAGGAGGCGGAGAGCCTCCACTGGAACCGGCGATCGTTGTTGTCTGTCCCTTTGATGCCAGCAACGCGGAAAGTGTCAGTCCAGGTGTTGTCTGCCACGAGGGACGTTGTCTTGTTGAGGCGATCATGGAAAGTCCTGATAAGAGCACCTTCCATGCGCGTGTCGAGAACCTTTGCGGACAAAATAGCCGCACCCTCGTAACTGTTAGAAACGTCGATGGATACCTCGCCAGCACCCGGCGGATCCGTGAACGGCCCGTCCTCTGGAATGTAGCGCGCAACGGACCAGGAGGTGTCACCACGCCGCTCGATCTTGAGTGGATAGATGTTCTTGTTGGCCACGAAGATTGTGTCGGCTGCCTGCTCGAAATTGAAATACGGCAGATCCGCCTCGCTCCAGGGCGCATCGATCAGCATCGGGCCGGCGGCCTCGATCGTGCAATTGGAGATCTGCGCTTCGCGATAGGCCAGCTGCGTAAAGCGGATGTAAAAGCTGCCGTAGGGGGTGAAGGCCAGGGAATGGACGCCCTCGTCGAGGAGCGTTTCTGCAAACAGGTCGTCCTTGTCTGGGACGCTGCCGATCTTGAAGCGGATCGAACCCTTCTGGATGATTACGGTCAGCGCATGCTCAGTGCCTGGGGATCCCGTTGTGCCGACGTGCTCGGCGTAGCATTTGCTGCCCTCACGGTTCGGACCCATGTAGAGAACGCCCGTTCCAGGAACAGAGATGAACGCCCCGGTTTCATAACGCAGCTGCCAGCCGGCAGGATCATAGGGCTCATAAATCGGGTGGCTGGTTCCGCTGTCGAAGAAGGTGCCATTGGTGATGGTGCAGTCCACGTCGTTGCGGGTCACCAAGGCATCGTTTACCCAGACCCGCAGATTGTAGCGCGTGAGCTCGAGAAGCGCCTTCTCCGTTGGCGTGCGCGAAAAGGTGTGCAGCAAGGCCTCGAGGTCGTAGTGCGAACGGCCAAGATAGGTTGTTCCAGGACGGACCTGCCCCTTGCCAACCTCGTGCGGAAGCACGTTTTCCTGGACCTCTGCAGACAGGCGCGTTTCGTTGAGATCGATGCGGCTCAGACCGGCGCTGTCGTATTCGCCGATATTGAACCGCTCAATGTGCGCGTTGTATTTCGCCACGATTTATCTCCACCAGGGACGGCCGTCGTTCGACGAATAGCGGCCGCCATTCCTGGCCTGCACCAGGCGACCAGGTGGTGGTCGTTTGGCAGGCTGGTTGAGAGCGTCCTTGCTGCGCGCATCCTTCATTGCTTCCAGCTTGCGCTGGTACAGGTACTTGAGATCTGAATCCGACATCGCCGTCAGGTGCGGCGCGATGCGGTCGGCGAGCTCGTACTCGACGAAGAGCTCGAAGGTCGCCGGCCATCGTCCGTAATCCATTCCGTAAAGCGGATCGTTGGAGATGTAGCTGACGTAGAGCGGATTGACCGAGGAAATCCAGTAGGGCCCCTCGTCGGTGTAGGCCTCGAGCGTGATCGAGAAATACGGATCCGCAGAGATGGCGTTGAGGCGGACAAAATCAGACGGCTTGGCGAAGGCGTAGGTATCGCCCCAGACAGGCTCGTTGGTGTCGTCCGCCTCAAGAAGCGTCGTCCTCAAGGCAAAGTTCCACAGCCCCTCCTCCAAGCAGTACTTCAACGCCTTGCTGAACTCATTGTCGAGCAAGTAGCGCTCTTCGACATCCTCTGTGAGGGAGTCGATTGCGCGGTTTTTAATGATGCGCAAAGCACCGTTGTAGAGAGAGAGCTGATCGGTCATCAGGCGACTTCCTTCTTCTTCGCAGCCTTACGAACGGATTTGTCCTCGACCGGCGCGGGATCCACAGCGACCGGCGCTGGGGCCGGCGGCGGTGGCTCTTCAAGGGCCTTGATGCCTGGCATCTCGAGCCCGGATGCGGCGAGGTACTTGTTCATTTCGATCCTAGCCTCGGCCTCGGTCTTGTGACCACGGCTCACCTCCTGGCCCAGCAAGCCCAGGACGCGCCACTTGGTTGCCGGCAGGTACTCGCAGCGCACGACCGGCCGGCCCTGGTAATCGATCGGCACGGTCTTCGTGGTGTTGAGCTCTGCGATCTCCGAAAGCTGCCGCATGGCCTCAGGACCAGACACGCCGCCAATGTGCGGACGCGGGATCATGTGTGCGCCGCCGACATCGATCTTGCGCACCGTCAGGTCCACGTCGAAGGAGCCATCCTCGGCAATGCAGCGGATGATGTCATGCTGCGCCAGGTGCTGCTTGACGTGCGCCCAGGCGACCGGTGCGAACAGATCCTCGAGCGTCATGCCAGAGGGGATGTCGACTTTGTAGCGCTGGAATTGATAGTCCGCCGTTTGCCCCAGAGCACGGGGCGGTATGTATTTGATAGCCATTGTCAGTGCCTCATTGGTTGAAAGAAAGAGCCCCGCGGTGCAGGGGGGGCGCACCGCGGGGCGTCGTCACGAAGGGCGTGGGGGAAACGCTTAAGTCGTGACGAACGACGACAGCAAGGTTGCGCCAGCGCCGGTCGAGACCGCCGAGACGTATGCCAAGCTGCCAAGGGTTGACGAGGTGTTCAGGACGAACACAACGTCACCGACCTTCATGCCACGGGAATGACCGTCAGACACGTAGGACGAACCGCAGACTGTCGCGATAGCGTCAGTGGATTTGTAGGACCAGAGACCCGGACCTGCATCACCATAGGGCTGCGTGATCAGCTGCGGAGGATTGGTTGAGCTATAAGCCATTATTCAGTCCTCCTTAGCTTGCGATATAAGCGCTGCCATCATGGACCATGCGAACAATGCCACTGTTCTGCAGAAGAGCAGCACCGTGGTAAAGGCTCGCATTCGTCCAGCTGACCTGTTGCTTACGCTCGTAACCAGCGTCGACGACCATCTCGGCGACATTGGCTGCATGGCCCAGCGAGTTCATGTGCCACATGTAGCAATACTCGCTGTTGCTCGCGTTACCGGTGAGATTCGGATGCACCATCCAATTCACACCAGCATAACGACGCATGCGGCGAGCAGGCCCGACGAGCGGCTTCATGTCGACATAGTCAACGGAAGCGAACTCAGGGATCTGCAGCAGATAGCCCTCGAAGGCTGGCGTGATCACGGCGAACAGCTTGTCTTCCTGCGTGAGGTCGACTTCTGCGTTGCCAAGGATCGTGCGAGCCTTAACGATCATGTCGAGCGATGCCGGCGCAGCGGTACCCGTCGTCTGGGTGGCCGTGTCGAGCACGTCGATGATCGTTTGGTCGATATCACGATGAAGCACCGCCTGAGACGATTTCATCATGATTTCCTTCTGGTTACCTTGATTGGCGAAGATGTCGAAACCCGTCATTTCATAGGGTCCGTGCTTCTCAACCAGGGTCACCGTGGTCTGGTTATTTGCCACGGTCGAGAACGGGATCTGACCGTTCGAACCGCGGGTAACTGCCGTCTTGCCACCGGAGCCGGCGACAAGGAAAACGGCTTGGTTGCCTTTGATCACAGTCTCGCGAACAGTGCCGACTTTGAGCAACGAGCAGTCCTGCTCAAAGCTGGCGATATACTCTTCGCGATACTGGACGACTGGCACAGCAGGATTTCCCATTGTGTGTCTCCATTATCGAGATTGATGTGAGGTTTTGCTTCGAGCCTTGTACGCACCGGTTGTCCGCGATGTGTGAGAGCGTGAGGTATCGGGTTGTCCGCTGGGATGCGGGGCCGGTCTCATTGCCCAGGTGTTGCGGGGCGGTCGTTCTTGGCGGTTCCTGTTCCTATCGGGGGCACCAGGGCTCGAGCCGCACATGTTTCCCAACATGCACAGCTTCGAGGTTATCCGGTTATCCTCTAGGGGCAGGGGATTGGGCACCACGAGGATGCCCGCACCGCTGCCTCTAAAAGTACAGCATGGCGAGTACCAGGATGATGACGAGAGTCGCCACCGTGAACACGCCAGAGAGTGCAAAGCGGATCATCTCTTGCGCCCTCCTCCTTTGCGAATGGGCCGGCCGGTTTTGAGCGACTGACCTGTCGACTTCTGGCAGATGGCGGCTGCTGCGCCCTTGCTCTTGGTCTTCTTGAGCTCGTCGTAGCAGCGCCCGACTTTCGATCCCTTAGGCATGGTTCACCTCAATTGTCGTAGTAGGAAGGATGGCGGGCCTCGCGTCCGATCTTCTTCTCCAGAAGAACGGAGTACTCTTTGTCGAGGCCTTCTCTTTTGTAGCGGTCATAGTCGGTGCGCATGATCTGCTGGATCTCTTCCATGCGATTGCTCATCACCGCCTTCTGCTCGCCCGTGATCAGCGCGCCGTCACCGTAATGGTTGAGGCCGAGCTCGATGACGAACTGAGCGAACTCTGCGTTGTTGACCAGGCGCGTTCCGTCTTCCAGGCGAGCGTTGAAGAGCTGCTCGGAGATCGACTTTGGGATCGGTCCCTCAGTGTCCTCGAACACGCGCTTGTAGAGGTTCATCTGCGCCCGGTACTCCTCGCCCAGCGCTGTACGCAAAGCGTCCTCGTTCTGCTGCAGGTGGATCTTGTCGGCCTCGGCCTGCTCGATCCGCGCGTTCTCGACGATCTGCGTGTAGGCGCTGACGACCGCATCGACCTGCGCCTGGGAGGCGTTGGCCCCATGCATCTGCTCGAAGAGCTGACCAAAGAGCTCGCGATCGGTGTCGGTCCACTCGACGGTGTCGGGCAGCTTGTAGTCCTTGGGATCCTCAGGGATGCCGTTGGACTTGCGCCACTCAGCGATCTGTTCCTCGGTGGCGTTCTCATCCAAGCCTTTCTTGTACTCACCGCTCGAGATCTTCTGCTCGGCTGCGAGCCAGGACTGGGTGACCTTATCGGGGCTGGAGAACCGCTCCAGGCGCTTGGCGATCCGCTCATCGCCGCCGGCCATCTTGGCGCGCCAGTCCTCTGGCCAGTCGGCCTTCACTTCGACCTTCACGCCATCGTCTGGCGTGTCGCCGAGCAGGCTTGGTGTGCTGCCTGCGGGCGGGGCTTCACCACCGGCGGGTTGTGCTGCAGGTGTGGAGCTCTGGTCCGGCGTCGGTGTCGACACAGGATCCGCGCCCGCCGCTGCCGGGGTTTTCGGATCTACTGCTGCTTCGCTCATTTCTTGCCT